AAGAAGCTGAGATGCTGGCCTTGGCACCGAAAGCACCGTTTATTGGCTACGGTGGTCAGTTCGAGGGTTACGAGCAGCAGTGGAAAACAGCCAACGTCAACAACTGGCCCTATCTGGAGGTCAATCCAGACGTTACAGACGGCGCCGGCGGCATGCTGCCACTACCGGCGCGGTCGCAGCCTCCGATGGCCTCCAGTGGCCTCCTGCAAGCCAAGGCGGGGGCGGCTGACGACATTAAAAGCTCAACAGGCCAGTATGATAGTAGCTTGGGCGCCACAAGCAATGAACGCTCGGGGCGGGCAATTCTGGCGCGCGAGAAGCAGTCCGACACCGGCACTTACCACTATGTAGACAACCTAGCGCGCGCGATTCGGCACTCTACGCGGCAACTGGTGGACATGATCCCGAAGATCTACGACACGCAGCGCATTGCGCGGATCATTGGCATGGATGGCGAGACAGACCAAGCCATGATTGACCCGACGCAGCCCATGCCGGTCAAGAAGATCCAGAACGAGGCGGGTATCGTCATCAAGAAGATCTACAACCCCAACGTCGGCAAGTACGACGTTGCGGTGACGACCGGCCCAAGCTACATGACCAAGCGGCAGGAGTCGTTGGATGCCATGAGTTCACTGTTGCAAGGCAACCCGCAACTGTGGGCGGTGGCTGGCGACCTGTTTGTCAAGAACATGGACTGGCCGGGGGCGCAGGAGATGGCTGCACGGTTTGCTAAGACAATTGATCCCAAGCTGTTGTCTGACGAGGATGACCCGGCACTGCAAGCGGCCAACCAGCAGATGCAGGCGATGGCTCAAGAGATGGATCAGATGCACACGATGCTTAAGAATGTTGGGCAGTCAATGGAAGCCCAAGACCTGAAGATCAAGCAGTTTGACAGCGAGGTCAAGGCTTACGACGCGGAAACCAAGCGGATCAGCGCGGTGCAGGCCGGCATGAGCGAAGAACAGATCCAAGATATTGCCATGGGCGTGGTTGCGGCGGCGTTGGAGTCGCAAGGCATGATGAACCAGATGCCAGAGATGCGTGAGGAATCCATGCCGATGGAACAGATGCCACCACAAGGAATGCCGCAATGAAGTGCAACGACTTTTTAGGCATGTTGTTTTTGGCTCGGGACGTGGCGCATAGCGTCCACTTGAACACCCGTAGCTATTCCAAGCATGTGGCGTTGAACATATTCTACGAGCGTGTTGTAGGTGTGGCCGACGACTTTGCCGAAGCCTACCAAGGCCGTTACGGTCTGATTGGCCCGATCTCGCTGATGTCAGCCAAGAAAACTGGCAACATCATCGAGTTTCTGGAAGATCAGATGAAAGAAATAGAAGCAATTCGGTACGACGTTGTGGATAAGTCGGACAGCGCACTACAGCAACTAATTGACAACATCATTGAACTGTACGCTCGAACACTGTACAAACTGAAATATCTTGCTTAGGACAAACCATGTCAGCTAACTATAAAAGTATCAGCGCAACAAACCAAGTTAAGGTTGGTTTTGCGATCTTGAAAGGCATCTTTGTCAGCGCCGCAAGCTCAACGCCGCTTATCACGGTTTACGATTCTGCTACGGCTGACACTAATGACCCAACAATACTGGGTGTGTTTGCACCAGCAGCAGCAGGTAATTATCTGTTTACCGCAAGTGGTATTTCAGCAAGCAAAGGACTTTACGTTGTTATATCGGGAACGGTAGTAGCAACCATTATTTACGAATAACCGCACTGGCGCGGTACGCCAGGGATTCTAAGGAATCAAGCCATGTCTGAAGAAGTAATAGCGGAACAACCCGCGCCGGAACAGGTTGCTACGGCAGCACCTGAACCAGAGATAGCAGCGCCGGAGGTAGCACCCGAGGTTGAGTCCAAGGTATTTACCCAAGGGGAACTGGACGCAGCCATTGGTAAGAGGCTTGCAAGAGAACAACGCAAGTGGGAACGCGAACAGAAACAGGCCGAAGCACCAAAGCCAGTTCCTGTCGAGCAGGTGTCGCAGGAGCAGTTTGCAACGACCGAGGAATACGTCGAAGCATTGACGACTTCCAAGGCGCAGCAGATTGTTCAGCAGCAGCAGTTCGAAAAGCAGCGGCAAGAGTTGTTAGGCGGCTACCACGACAAGGAAGAAGTAGCGCGGGACAAGTACGAAGATTTTGAACAGGTCGCGTACAACCCCAAACTGCCAATTACTGACGTGATGGCGCAAACGATTCAAGCCTCGGATAACGGCCCGGACATTGCATATTATCTTGGCACGAACCCGAAAGAAGCTGATCGCATTTCTCGTTTAGCGCCGCTTTTGCAAGCGAAGGAAATAGGACGTTTGGAAGCCAAAATGGCTTCTGAGCCAGTAACTAAACAAACCTCACGGGCGCCAGCGCCGATTTCACCTGTTACCCCCAGAAATGGGGGGTCGTCCAGTTTTGATACTACTGATGCGCGGTCGATTAAGACAATGACCACAAGCCAGTGGATTGATGCGGAACGTCAACGGCAAGTGAAGATACTGGAAGCCAAGAGATCCCGCTAAATACTTTTTTGGAGTTTAAATCATGGCTAATAGCCTACTGACCATCGACATGATTACCCGGAAGTCTCTCGAAATCCTCGAGAACAACCTGGTACTTTCCCGCAACGTAAACAAAGAGTATGACGATAGCTTTGCAGCCGAAGGTGCCAAGATTGGCTCCACGCTGCGTATTCGTCTGCCCGACCGCGCTTTGGTGACCGACGGTGCCGCCCTGCAAGTTCAGGACGACAACGAGCAGTTCACCACGCTGACGGTATCCAGCCAAAAGCACATTGGCATCAACTTCACCACTGCGGAACTGACCATGCAGTTGGATGATTTTGCCGAACGTGTTCTGAAGCCGCGTATCAGCCAACTGGCCTCTAGCGTTGACGCTGACGTTGCCAACTCCTACAAGTCTATTTTCAACACGGTAGGAACCCCCGGCACTTCTCCCGCCACCGCGCTGGTTCTGCTGCAAGCGCAACAAAAGCTAAACGAATCGGCTTCCCCCATGTCGCCGCGTTACGCCACTGTGAACCCTGCCGCTAACGCTGCTTTGGTAAACGGTCTGTCAGGCTTCTTTAACCCAACGGGCACTATTTCCCGCCAGTTCAAGACCGGCATGATGGGTGAAGGTGTGTTTGGTTTTGATGAGATGAATATGTCTCAGTCGATTGTCAACCACACCACGGGCAGCCGCGCAGGCACCATTTTGGTGAACGAAACGGTTAGCACCCAAGGGCAAGCCACCATTACGCTTGACGGTTTGACCTCAACCACCACAGTTACTGTGGGCGATGTGTTTACCATTGCTGGCGTGTATGCGGTTAACCCGCAAACCCGTCTTAGCACTGGTAGCCTGCAACAGTTTGTGGTGACCGCAGCGCAAACAGCGTCCGGTGGCGACATGGCAAACATGGCTATCTCGCCGCCCATGTACACGGCTGCAAATGCGTTGGCAACCATTGATGCGTTCCCCGCGAACAACGCTGCTGTGACGTTTGTTGGAACCGCGTCTACCGTGTACCCGCAAAACTTGGTCTATCACAAGAACGCGATCACGCTGGCTACGGCTGACCTCTTGCTCCCACAAGGTGTCGATATGGCTTCGCGCCAAGTGCATAACGGAATCTCGATGCGTATCGTGCGCCAGTACGATATTAACAACGACCGTATGCCTTGCCGTGTCGATGTGCTGTATGGTTTCAATACCATTCGCCCACCGATGGCCTGCCGGATCTGGGGCTAAACAAACCGCCCCCGCCTAGCGCGGGGGCAAGTCAACCTTTTAGGAGTAACAATCATGGCTCTTCCCTCAGTTGGTGGTGGCTATCAGTTCACTGATGGCAATACGAATGAACTGGAAATTGACACCCAAGCAGCGCCGCAAACGGCAACGTCCACGGCAACCTTGACCACCACGCAAGTTTTAGGTGGTCTGTTGGTAGTAGATCCAACGACTACGGCCTCAAGTCTTACCATGCCTACGGCAACCGCAATCGACGCGGTAATGACCAACATGAAAACCAACAGCACGTTCAGGCTGACGGTTATCAACCTTGGCACCAGCACCGGCTTGGTTACGATGGTGGTTGGCACCGGCATTA